TTTAAAAAATAAAATTAAAGGTATTGATTTAAGTTTTCTTATCGATGACTACGACACCCAACTTATAATGCAAATGTTTTATTATAAATTAAAACATTTAGGGTATACCCTTGGTGTTATAAAACACGTTTATACAGGTTATCGTATAGAACATATATTTAATAGTTTTGTTAAAGAAGGTGTTCCAATTAAAAATGATGAAATGATAGATGACCTTACTATAACAGTTGAATGTTATGAACCACACTTAAATAACATTTATTACCATTTAAACAAAGGTAGTATACTTGTTGCTGGAATTATTTTAACAGAAGAGTTTATAAAAAATTTATTCGAAAATTTTGAAAATTTTGGTAAAATTGAAAATTTTGGTAAATTCGACAATAAAGTTTTATCGGATATTATACTTATAACAGGATACGATTCTTCAAACTTTTTTATAAAAACAACATGGGTAAGTGGTATTTTAACTATTCCGAATAAATACTTAAAAAACATTAGAGAAATATGGAATATTAATGTAAATTAATAAAATTAATGTAAATTAATATAAATTGTAATTTTAATTTTAAATGAAAAATATATTTAAATTCATTTTTATTTTGGTAATAATTTTAATAATTATACATTTAAACAAAAAAGAACAATTTATGAAAAAAAAGAATGTTCCTTTGGAACAAATTAAAAATGATCTTTATTTAATTGCTTATGATGTAGGTATAGAACATATAGAAAATCTTAAAAAAACAAAAATACAAAATAAAGGAGCAGTAATGTTTGATATAGACGATACTCTTCTTGAAGTAACAGAAAATGAATCAGGGCATTTCCATCTCAAACCTATTAAACCGATTATAAATTTATTAAATTATTGTATTAATAATGGTTTATTGGTCATTATTATTACAGCAAGAGATTCAGTTTTTAAAAACCAAACTATAAAGGATCTTAATAAACACAACATTAAATATTCAGGGTTGTATTGTAGACAATCTCCAGAGCAGGATTATGAAAATTTTAAATCAGATATTAAAGCACATCTGTTTAAAGAATTTGATGTAAAGATTTTAATGTCAGTTGGTGACAATTGGATTGACATCATTGGTGATTATTCTGGATATTGTATAAAACTACCAAATAAATCTGACCCCTGTTTATATTATGGATACAATAAAAACCTTACCAAAATTTAATTTTCCCAAAATTTAAAATTTAAAGTTTTAACTTTAATTTAAGTTTATTTAACTTTAATTTAAGTTTATTTAACTTTAATTTAATAAATTTAAAGTTAAATGGAACTCTTTTATTATTTCAACTTATTTTATCATTACAATTTGATAAAAAGTATTTACAACACTTTATTTTATTTTATTTTAAACCTTAATCAAGATAACCAAGTTAAAAATCATTTAAAAAAAATAATTTAACTTTTTAAAGTAAATCTTTAAACTTTAAACTTTAAACTTTAATGAATGTACAGGAAGTGATAAATATTGCAACGCAACGAAACAACAAAACAAAAGGTATTTTAAAAAAAGTTGTAGAAAATATACATAAAAAAATTTTATATTATGCCAAACAGAAACTTGACAGTTGTTCGTATATATTACCTGCTGTAATAGATGATCACATCATTTATGACCGTGTTCAAATGACAAAGGATATTTATAAAGTTTTAAATGGAGAAGGATATATTGTTTCAGCATATAACAACGGTAAAATTGATATATCGTGGAATGAAAAACTAGTTCAAGAAAAATTAAATGTAGATAAATACCTTTTAACACAAGAGGAACAACGATTAAATAAGTACAACAAAAAGAATAAAATCATTACAGACCGTTTTAACTTTTTAGCAAATCCAAACAAAGTTGTTAAGGAAGTATCCATAGAAGAACAACTTGATCAAAAAGTTGAAGAAATTCTTAGAAACAAAGAAAAAGAACAAAAGAAATATTCAAAAAAGGTTGGATTTTTTAACAAAATATAAAGAAAAGGTGTTTTAAAAGAAAAATGAAGTTGTTGTCTTTTGATGTTGGTATTGTAAATTTAGCATATTGTATTTTTGAAACGAATAGTTGTAAAATACTTAAATGGGAAATTATTGATCTTGGTAAACCATTTTCAGCAAAGATTCCAAGTGGTAATTCACAAATTGCCAAACAAAGTAATGATATCCATATCACTCTTATTAAAGAACTGGATGCTCGTTCTTTTTTAAAAGAAGTAGATTACGTTATTGTTGAAAAACAACCTTCATTTAATCCTAAGATGAGGATAATTGGAGGGTGTTTGCAGAATTATTTTTACATTAGGGGTGTTGTAGATCAACCTGATGATTTAAAAATAAAATCAATTGATTTTTTTAGTCCTAAACACAAATTAAAGTGTTATACAGGTCCTGAATTGACAATTCAATCTAAAACAAAGAGCAAGTATTCACAAACAAAAAAGATGGGTGTATTGATAGCAAGGGCAAAATTGGAAGAATTTTCAGAAGTTTCTGAAATTAAATCTTTTTTTGAATCAAGTAAAAAGAAAGACGACCTTTCAGATTGTTATCTTCAAGCAATAACTTACTCCATTTTTAAAAAGTTTAAAAGTAACTGTAACGGTAACGTTCCCGTTTATATCGAACATGTACATAAACCACTTAATAAAATACAAATTAAAAAACAATTGAAGGAATATCTTGATCCAAAGATAAAGGTTCTTTCTGTTATTGAAAAAATGCAAAATTTACAAAATAATCTTAACGTGGTTATCAACGAGATTCCTTTAACTTTAAAAAACACTATTACATTGAGGTATTCATTTGAATTTCCAATTGATCAAGAAAATTTAACTTTTATTTTTACAGATCTTTCAATGAAAAGTTACAACAATTATCATTACACCATTTAAACTTTTTTATTTTTGCAATAAAATTAATTTTTCTTTGAATTCATTTATAGTTTTATAAAAAACACCTCTTAATGGAATGGGTGTAGATGAATCTTTATTTTCTATACAATTTAGAAGTGTATCTAAATTTACCCATCTTATTGCAACTTTTTCTGCTAATTTTGTAACGAGTCTTGAATCGAATTGGTATTTTAAAAAATTCGAGACTTTTACAAATGTATCAGAATAATTTAGAAAATCTATATAAACAGGATACATGTAATATGGAGACCCATTGAGTGTTTTTGATACTATCTTTTTTGAATCGATCATTAAAGGTAAACATTCTGGTATACTGATAATAGCACCCAACGATTCTTCGTAGAATTCTCTTGACGCAGTATTTATAGGATCATTTTGATCTTTAACTTCACACCTTCCTCCAAAATCTGACCAATCGCCATCATTGTCTTTTCCGAGTAAAAAAAGTAGTTTACCGTTTGTATCGAACGTGTAGGGTAATATACCCGCAGAATATCTTAAATTTTTATTTATTTTTTTATAATTCCATGAGGAATAATTATTTTGATTTGGAAATGTCTTCCAATTAAAGTAACTTCCATTGTTGTTATTCATTATTTTACCCTTTTACTTTAAATTTTATTTTTTTAAATCAAATTTAAACTAAATTAAAATACCGTTTCTGTTTAAGAAACTTTCAAATGAAAAACAATACAATTATTGTTGCCGTTTTATTACTTTTACTGTTTGTTGTGGTATTTAGAAGAAAAAGTAACTTTGGAAAAAATGTATTTAAAAACAATGGGTTTGCATCTGTTAAAGCAAGATATACCAAACCAGTCGTTGTTAAAGACATCATTACAAAACAAGAAGCAGACTATATAATGAATGAAGCAAAAAAAACATTTAAAAAGTCTATGATAGTTGGGGGTTTTGACCCATCAATACGAAAAAGTGAAACAACGTGGTTATATAAATCAGATCCAATTGTTTACGACATTATAAATAGAATATGTGATATGAATGGGTATTCTGTTGAGAATACAGAGGCAATGCAAGTTGTAAGATATAAACCTGGAGGATATTATAACCAACACCATGATTCATGTTGTGAAACTGATTCTAAATGTAACGAATTTGTTCAAAATGGAGGACAGCGTGTACTTACAGTCTTAATTTATCTCAATGATAATTTTACAGGTGGATCCACAAAGTTTCCAACACTGAAATTGGATATAAAACCACCTAAATATGGAGCAGTTATATTTCGACCCCTTGAAGAAAATTCTAACCGTTGCCACCCATATGCACTCCATCAAGGAACTCCAATTAAATCTGGTGAAAAATACATATGTAACATTTGGATCAGAGAAGGTCAATTTAACGGTGGTTAAAATTATTTTGCGTTAAACACATCTTATAATTGTGTTAAGATTAATTAAAATGTCTGAAAATAATTTTATTAGAGTTGAAAAAAGCGAAGGTAAGAAGAAAAATATATCATTAAAAAATATTGAACCAATGAATGGAATAAAAGTAATTAAAGACTCTTCAAGTGATCTTAGCAGTGATGATTCTTCTGTTATTTCCGATATATCTTACCAAAAACCTAAAAAGACAAAAAAAGTACTTAGAAGAAAGGAAATGCCTTATCAACAAAGACCCCAGGAACATGATTATTCTGCTTTTTCCAATCCCAAAAAGGTTGCTCCATCTGTTAAAAATGATTATTCAGAATCTGAAAGTTCCTACCAAAGTTCAGAAGAAGACAACGGTAGTGAACATTCTTTTAAAAAATCCAAAGAATCATGGGAAGATAAACAAAAGATGAAACAGGATCTTCTTATGAAAATCCAATCACTTGAGAAAAAAGGATTTGAATTTTCCAAAAAATTTACAATGACATCAAATTATGAAGAAATGATGTTCGAATATCAAAAAATTAAACATTTTGTTGAAACACAATCAGCAATTAAATTTTCAAGAAGGTGTTTGATGGCATGTGTGACTGGTTTGGAATTTGTTAATAAACGTTTTGACCCATTCCACATTAAACTTGAAGGATGGTCAGAAAGTGTTATGGAAAATATTGACGACTATGACAATATTTTTGAAAAACTCCATGAAAAGTATGGAGGAAAAGCAGAAATTGCTCCAGAAATAGAACTTCTTCTTACACTTGGTGGAAGTGCCTTTATGTTTCACCTTACAAATACCCTTCTCAAGGGTCCAGGAATGGGTGGAATGCTTGCCCAGAACAATCCAAATATGATGCAAAGTATGATGAGTGCAATGAGTCAAGGTATGAAAGATATGAAACCTCCATCTGGACCTCAAATGGCAAATATGTTTCAAAACCAACAAAACCCCCAACAAATGGGACAAAATGGTTTTCCAAAACCTATGGATACCAGACCACCTGGGAGACAAGAAATGAGAGGACCCAATATAGACCCAGGACTTTTTAACGGAACACCTTTGGCAACAAACCATCCAAGTGCTAATATTCAAAAACCAATGAATCCTCAACCCCCACCAAATTTGTTTTACGACAATTCCCCAATAAAGGAAGACGACCGGTTTTCAATTGCATCGAGTGATTCAAGTTTATCTGAAATAAGTAATCTATCGGAAGTAAAAAGTGTAACTGTTAGGAAAAATAAAAATGGTAAAAATGGTAAAGGTGGTGGATTGGAATTGAATATTATTTAAATTGAAAAAAAAATAAAAGGTTTTATTAAAGATGAGTAGACTTAATTATGCACCTTTGGGAGAGGCATACTTTCTTGGGTCCGATCAAATAAAAGATACACAATCAGAAATTGCAAAACTAAGAAGTTTAATATCTGATTCTACACTTTCAAAAAATAACAACAATAAAAAAGACACACCTGTAAGAGTTGGACAATCTGATTCAACGAGTGTTTCATTTGTTAAAGACGAAAAAAATGAAAAAAATGACAAAGACATCGATCTTCTGAAGATTATACAACACCCGCGATTTGAAGATATTGTTAAGAATTACATTATAGTAAAACACCCAGAATGGTTAAATTCAACATTTAGTAAAACAGAATTTGTACCTAACAAACAAAATAAAGTTAAAGAAGGTTTTAAAGAATATTTTGGAAGTAGTTATTCAACAACAGTTTGTTCAAATATACAAAACTATCTTATGTTTTTTATAGTAACACTTTGTATTTATCTCTTTTTAAAAATGATTTTAAAGAATTAAAATTAATTAATCTTTTCAGTTTCTTGAAATCAACCAAAGGATTTCAGTTTCTTGAAATCAACCAAAGGATTTCAGTTTCTTGAAATCCTTAAATTTTTCTTTTCAGGTTTTACTTTTAAATTTTTTATTTCAGTTATCTCAGGATGAATGTAATTATATTTAATTAGATTCATGTGATATGATTCAACAAGACCTCTATTACTCCTAAAATCACATATGTCCATATACCCTCCAAACATTTTTAAAGTTTCACGAGGAGGTGCACTTCTGATTAAAAGTGATTCTTTTACTCCGTATAATTGCTGTACTAAATAACAAAGTAAACTATTTCTTTCATTTTTTTGATGATCATTCATACTAAATGAATAACTTTTTGCACAACTCCATGAACAAAAAACACCAATAAAGGTAAACCTTTTTCTATTTGCATCGTATCTTGTAGGTAATGTACAAGGTGCACAATCAAATTTGTTACAACACCACCAACAAGCAATTTCGGTTTGAGATGGCCATTCAGTATCTTCTTCATTTGATCCCGGTATAAGATCAGTAAGGCATCTTACCACACGTAAACGTTTTACGGATTGTTCTTTTATACTTTCTGTAAATTCTGTTACATAATTTTTAGTTTGGTTATAAACTTGATCATTTTTGTTAAAATTTTGGTCAAATTTTTCAATTTTTTCAATTTTTTCAAATTTTTCAAATTTTTCATTTTTTGTTTCTTTTACAAATTGTTCCATTGGTATTTCACGTTCTTCATCTGAATCAGTTTGGTCATTTATCATCTGTGAAGATTTTTTAATAATTTCTTTGAATATTTCTTTATCATTTGAAATTATTTCATTCTTTTTACTAACAGTTATATTCAAATTACCAAATGATATTTTTTTAATATTTTCATTTGAAACACCTTCATCGTCATCAGAATAAACAATATTGTGATCAAAATTGTTTATTTCATTTCTATTAACTATTTTATCAAAATTTTCTATTTCATATTTCTTCTTACGACCTCTTTTCTTTTTTTCTAAAATTACTGTTTCCTCAATGGAACAATTTTTTGGTTTTCTTCCCCTCTTTTTTTTAACAATTTCATTATCCATAACGATTTTAATTAATTATTATCTTTTTCTTTAAATCCACTTAAAAAAATAAAAAAATAAAAAGAATGAAAGGAATGAAAGGTATGAAAGGTATAAAATTAAATTTTTTACATGGGTTTTTTGTAGGTTTTTTCCTTAATGAAAATTTAAAATTTTTAAAATTTTTAAATTTTTTAAAATTTAATAAAAAGAAACCGGTTAAAGTTGTTAAAAATGTTGATAACAACCCAGTAAAATATATTAATTTTGTTGCAAAAATAACTGATTATAATACTTTTAATTATTATTTTCCAGATATACCAAATGTACAAAAAACCCAACCTTCATGGACATATTTACCTGAAAAAGGTGTAATTAAAGGTGCTATTGATGAACGTCTTGTAAAATACATTAATAGAAAACTTAAACTTAATGAAACATTTGACTATACCATTGAAGAATTTTACCATTTAAATCATTTTTTTATTGATATAAATCTTGATGTATTTAATACTTTTTCAGAAATTTATTTTTATATTACTTATGATTTAAATAAAACAGAGTATATAAATGTCTATTCAAAAGATCAAAAAATAATAAATACCCATTTTGAGTATAAAAATTCAAAAAATATTAATCTTGTTCTAGCTCTTGCAAAATACAAAGAAAATGACATTGTTGTATCTGATTATATAACAAATTATATTAAAAAGTTCTTTAACAATGACCATACAATTACATCTAAACTTTTATTATTAAACTATGATAATATTGACATTGGTTTAGAAGATATTACTTTAGATATGATTGTTAGAAATAAACTAACAAAAAGTTATAACTTCAATGAAGAAATTTTTTAATTAACTTAAAAAATTAAATTTTAAAAATTTTAAAATGGACGAATATCAACTTTTTATTAAAACTGTTCAATCTCAAAGTATTAAAATCCTCGTTGAGTCTTTGAAGGAGGTACTTACCGACATCAATTTATTTTTTGACTCAAATGGATTTAAAATCATGACTATGGATAATGCAAGAGTTGCATTGGTGTATGTAAGACTTCTCAAAGACAACTTTGAAGAATACTTTTGTTCATCAAAACAGATGTGTGGAATCAATATGATTTATTTTTTTAAATTGTTAAAGACTGTTGGTAATAATGATGTACTGACACTTTTTATCAGGAAAAATAATATGAACGAACTTGGTATCAGGATTGAAAATAAAGAAAAGAATACAATTACAGAAAGTTACCTCAAGATGCTTGATATTTCTGAAGAAAAGTTGGAGATACCCGATATATCGTATGATTCTGTAATATCCATGCCCTCGGTTGATCTTCAGAAATACTGTAGGGATCTCTCGGTAATTTCTAACCAGGTGCTTATCAGAAGTACAGAATCAAAGTTTATACTAGAATCAAATGGAGATTTTGCTACCCAGAAGATTATTATTGGTGAGGCACAAAATGGACTCATTTTTTCCAAGAAAAATCAAAATGTATCTGAGACATTTGATCTTAAGTATCTTAACAGTTTTACCAAGAGTACCAATTTATGCAGTACAGTTGAAATCTTTTTGAAAGAAAATTATCCATTGGTAATTGAATACAATGTTGCCAATTTGGGTAAATTGCAATTTTGTTTGGCACCAAAAGTTAAGGAAGAAAATTAAATTCAAATAAAAATGTTAATAATCTTAATAATTCTACACCAATTTAATTTTAAATTTAAAATATTCGTTTAAAATAAAAAAGATAAAATGGTAACAGGTGCAACATCTGCATGGGGATACCCAATACAAAGTATAGCAGGTATGTCTAAAACAATGGTTAACGGTGTTCATCCACTTACTTATGAATTTGGGTTGAGTTCTTACCCACCAACTTTTAAGAATGGACAGTTTATTTCACCTCTTTACAGTTCAAACCAAGTTTCAGCACCTATGAGTTTTGGAAGAAAAACTAGAAAAACAAAGAAAACAAAAAAAACTAAAAAACCCGTTAAAAGGAAAAGTGACGTTAAAAGATTTTCCAAGAAAGTTTGTCGGTTGTTTTTAAAAAATAAATCAAAAAACCCAGTTACTGGTCGTAAAATCAAACGTAGTGGAAAAACTTATAAAAAGTTTGTTTCAGAATGTAAACGCCACAAATTGATAAAGCAAAAAGAAAAACTTTAAAAAATAAATTTAAATTTGGAAAAGGTTCTAAACGTAAATCGGGTGTTAAAAGAGTTGATCGTATCTTTGTAGGTAATAAACCAGATTATCCAAAACCCGATGAACCATTCGTTTACAACGAACAAAGTGAGTCCAACGAACAAAGTGAAAAGGAGTTCAAACAAGAAAGTGAAAGTCCAGATTTACCACCAGGTGTTGAAATAGATAAAGAATCCATAATGTACAATGGTAAAATTATTAACAAGGGAGACACCGTTAAATTTAATGCACTTAAGGAAGGTAAACTCATTAAAATAGGTAAAAGAGTTGTTATCGTGTTAAGAAATGACAATAACAAAGAACGTCGAATGAAAATTGAAGAATTTTTAAAATTAAATTAAAGAAATGAAAAAATTAAAATTA